CGTATACGTGACAAATCAGCAATACGCGGGCCGTGTGATATTCACCCGCGTGACGTTCACCAATCTGAACCGGGCAGTCCATAAGCGATACGGGAATATCGGCAATCAGTTTCACCAATGCACGTTCACCGATAACAATTACCACTACTATGCCATAGGTCAAAACTCACCACTTATGCACGCTGGTGCAGATGGATTTTATGGGTGTCACTTCACTGCCGCAAATCTTGCCGCCGTTTATGTTGATAGCCCGGTAGGTGGGAGTGGTGGGTTGTACTTCGACCCTGAATGCATCTTTGAATACAACACAGGCTTTCTTTTGTTTTGTAAGTCGTTCTCAGGCGCTTGGGTTTCTGGTATTACATTCGACGGCTGCTGGAACGAAGGAAACGCAAGCGCTGGAAGTGTGACGATCAATTCGGTTTCGTACACACCTCGGCAGTTTTACGTTAACAGCGCCCGTGCCGTTAGCCTAAAAAATATGATGGTATCCAGTATGGAGCTAATCAGCGGCGTGGTGACGGTTGATCGTTGTAATCTGGATGGATTGGTGCTGGTGAAGGACACTGCATCTGCCTTGATCTCTGATCGCCAGCTTGCCGATACTTCGCAAAATATTGCTGGCTATACTGCGTCAATTGCGAATGCATCGCGTAGCGCCAGCGGATTTGCGTCGGTCTTTTCAAGCAAACCACGCATGAAGGTGACACGAGGAATTACAGCACTTGATTCACAGACCTTTGCAGAAGGTCCGGTCACTCTAGCAGGAACAACATCCAGGGCGACTACCGTTGTTAATGATGGTGTCCTATTTGACTCGTGCGGCGAGTTTGTAATTAACGCTGGAGAAACTGAGCAAGGTGGGACATGTACCCTGAGTGCAAATAAATACCACGTTGTATCTTGCGACCTTAGATTACAAGGCGGCAACGCTCCTAATTTCTCAATATCGTTTGCAACGACTGCGATGCCCAGTATTGCCGTGACCAATGCAGAATGGAAGTCCTTCATCGGCATCACGAACACCATCGGAAGTGGGTCTGGTATTGTTCGCCCAGTTCTGACTGGGCCAGCATCTGGAAGCGGAACTGTTCGAATCTCGGCCTACCAAGTAGTCGAATTCAACGACCTGCAAAGCGCCATAGCTTTTGCCGACTCCCTTTTGTATATCGCACCGCCAACGCTGCCGAGAACCATATTCGGGCTTGTCGCTCCAGTCACCGGAACGTGGAACGTGGGCGATATTTGCACAAATAGAACACCTATAGTTGGACAGCCAAAAGGATGGCGCTGTACGGTCGCTGGAACTCCTGGTACTTGGGTGTCGGAAGGTAATTTGTAAATAATGCCAAGCAATAAACTAATAAACAACCTGTCCCGCGCTTTGTGGGATTCAGACTTGATTGCAAGCCGTTTGAGTCTTGCAATTGCTGAATTCTTTTGGGCAGTTATGTTGTTGTTTTGGGGTAATAGCCACGACTTGTTTAGTCGCCCAACTTACAAGCAAATGGCCGTTATCATGCCTGCTGAGTCGTGGGGTATGGTGTTGCTTTTATCGGCTGGTGTGCAATTAACTATCATCCTAAACGGTGATATGCACAGCACTTTAGCTAGATACTTTGCAGCCTTTAACGCTTGCTTGTGGGTTTATATTGGTATCGTTTCTCCTTTGTTGTCGGTGTACCCTCCACCGGCTGCAATGGGTGGTGAGTTTGCATTGGCGTTTGCAGCTGTATGGATTTGGGTTCGCCCTTATATTTTAGCCAAAGGGCCTAAAGAGTGAGTGATATTGATACACCACAGCGCAGATCGTCTGACTCAAACCCCAATCCAAGTAACGGAGATATTGTTAAATTGCTTCTTGAAATGCAGCGTCAATTAGATACTGTAATTCGTAAGCAAGAAGAGCATTCGACGGCATTTGTGACTAATGATCTTGGTAAGCCTGACCTTGAAGGTCATCGCCTTTATCATTTCAGGTCAATCAAAAACGCTGAACAAATGGACAGCTACAAAGCCGGTATGACTAAAACAATTATCGACTGGGCCATGAAAGGCGCTTTAATGTTTTTGGTTGCTGGTATTATCTCAGTAGCTTCAATTAAATTAGGAATTCAAAAATGATGTGCTGGATTGTTATGATTCATTGGTTTCAAAACGAGTGGGAAAATCTCTATGATAAACAGTCGAAGTATTGACGATCTGACGCCTGATACCAAAGATAAAGCAAAGGCGTTAATCGCTGGTTGCTTGCTTGAAGGTATCGACTTGATTGTGACTAGCACTTACCGGGACTATGCTTCGCAGGGTGCCTTGTACGATCAAGGACGCAAAACCATTGGCAAGATTGTGACTAATGCAAAGCCCGGTTATAGCTTTCACAATCACCGCGTGGCCTTTGACGTGGTGCCAGTTGTGAATGGTAAGGCTATCTGGGATGACGCTCGCTTATGGTCTCGCATCGGTGCTGTTGGTGCCTTGGCTGGCCTTGAGTGGGGTGGTCTTTGGAAGTTCAAAGATAAGCCACACTTTCAAAACACGGGTGGTCATTCTATTGATGACTTTTTGCGGGAGCACGCGTAATGGAATGGCTTAAGTCACTAGCTCCAACGGTTGCAACGGCTTTGCTTGGCCCTTTGGGTGGCGTGGCTGTATCTGCATTAGGTGAGTTGCTTGGAGTCTCTGAGGCCACTAAGGACAAGATTACAAGCGCAATTCAAGCCGGTAACTTGACGCCTGACCAGATCACAAAGTTAAAAGAACTTGAACTTGAGTATCAGAATAATGAAAAAGAACGAGGGTTTAAATATTCTGAACTTGCATTCAAAGATCGTGATAGCGCCCGCAAGGCCAATGTGTCAGGTGGAACACAAAAGATGCTTTTTTGGTTGTCGCTTGTTTTGCTTGTATGCACTCTCGGTACAGAGATTACAGTTATTTTTTATGGTTATCCTGAGAAAACTCCTGAAATCGTAGTGGGCCGCGTACTTGGATTAATGGACGCCGTGGCTATGATGGTTATGTCATATTGGTATGGCACAACGTCAGGAAGTGCAGATAAAAATAAGATGCTTTTAGAAGCCAAATAAAACAAACCCGCATTACGCGGGTTTTTTGTTATTTAAAAGCTTTTCTATCCGTCATGATTCGATCATAAATAACCATAGATCTTGTTTTTGCATAAATACTACCTGTTTTCCTGTAGTTATTATGCCAAACTTCACTTACGTACAAAGCTGCAAATAGCTTTTCTATGTACGTCATCATCATTCCTTCACAAAACAACCATTAGGCATCAAAGTGCCTTTGCGGTCTTTGATTTCTTGGTAAGCTGAATTCAAGCAAGTAACTAAGTCCAGCTCTTCCTTTTCAGCCACGATAATCAGCGTCACTAACACGTCACCTAGGCCATCAATCACGCCTTCACGGTCTCCTTTGATTAGTGCGTCAGCTAGTTCACCAAGTTCTGAAACCGTCTTCAAAAGCTGGGTTTGGCTTGTGGCGTTTGGGATAATCTTGCGAGCTTTTGCCCAGTCGATTACTTGTGCTTCTAGTGTTTCAAATTTCATTTTGTTTCTTCCCACAATAAAGAATCTATATCAATCAAAGTAAATCCATACGTAATAACATGTTCAGGTGATGAGTTTATAGAATTAATAATGTAAACAAAATCAGAACCATAAAAATCATGAATCAAAATATGAGCATCCGGAAAGTAACCCCAGTCTTTCCTTCTAAATTTTCCACCTAAACGCAGTTTAATTAACATTTCGTCAAATTTCATGTTCGTTTCCTTAAATAAGTCTGGTTGATCGTTGATAACTGCTTGCGAGTTATGAGGCTTATAAGCCTTGTTTTTCAGTTCATCGTAGCAAGTTGGCCCAATTGCCTTACCGTCTAAGTAAAAGTGCTTACAGCCTGATTTAAGAGGCTTTCCACACTTAAAACACCTAAGCATCCATCATCACAAACTCTGAGCGTTTGTTCTTTTGTTTGTTGATAGCGATCTTCAGATACTTATCATAATCGCTTCTCGGTATGCTTTTACGCTGTGCGTCATGCCAGTCCCAAAGCTCGCGCAAAATAGCTATCTCACTCTCTCGTGCGTCAAACTTACCCCACTTTTCCACCCGTTTAATCAGGTTAGCAATGGCTGTTTTAGCTTGGTTGCATACCGGCATGACTTCAAACTTACCGATACCATTTTCAGCCATAACAACCGCCATCGAATGCAATGCCAGAATGTCATACAAGTCCTGCTCAGTCGCTGAATGATATTGCATAGACTGGATTGCCGACAACTCACGGATGCGAATGTCTTGCAATATATTGTCGTCAATAACGCACGCACCATTGATGGCATGGGCGACTGCGCTAAAACCGGGCGATGTATTCCAGTGTTTTCGGACGCATCGTTTTCTCATTTTTTGGCTTTCTGAGCTGCGAGAATGGCTCGTGCAAATGTCATAGGATCATTTTCAGTCGGGTGTAGTGACTGTATTTTTCTGATTTCAGCATCTGTCAGATCAGCAATAGGTTGTTGAAACTTCTCACGCAACTCTTGTTTTGCACCGGGTTTATCGGCAAACCATGTACCAAGTTTCTTGTCATAGTCTTGGCTTAATCCGTTATTCCAGCCTGTAGAATTTTCATTCATATCAAGCCTTAAAGTAATCGTAAGGTGTACGCGCTTTGCTTGTCATGCTGACCATTGGACGGTGAGCAATTCGCACGCCATTGACGATGCTTGGCTTGTCGTAAGCGTCCATCGAGTTAGGCCGTCCGTCCCAACGTTTCAACTCTTTACCATCATAGATACCATCCATCTTATTTAGCGTTTGTGGTGGTGTTTTCTTTTTGGTTGCCATTTTTAGGTTCCTTTGTGTTGTTGATAAAGTCTTTTGCAATTGCTGGCCAGCCCAATCGGTATGCCTTGTCGTATTGCTCTTGAGTAACTCGGACTCGCAAAGTTGGGTATTTTTGGCTTGCGTCTTTGCTCACAGGAAATACTCCAGTGCAGCATAAGCCAAACCGATACCGATTGAAACGGCAAGCATTACATCGGCTAGTTTCTCGTATTGGAGACGCTTGTAAGATGTGATTGACGATGCGTAATTTACTGTTTTAGGAAAGGCTTCGTCAAGTGAGCGTGAGAATTTACGGGTTGTTTCCATTTTTAGATCTTTGTTTGTTGTTGATTGTTTATTGTAGCACATCATTCAGCTTGTAAGCTTTGTATGACTCAATCTGATTAACAGCGCGATAAACAGTTGTGTACCCAACGCCTAAAGCCTCGGCTATGGCGTGATAGGTTCGCCCTTGTTCACGTAGTTTAATCAGAGTAGGCATGATGCTTTGGTCGAAAATCCTACGGGCGTCAGTGTCGTTTCGTTTTGCCATGATTAAAACGGAACCAAGTAATGAAACTGTTCGCACTCATTTGGCGAGTATAGGTAGTCGTCAGGAACTGAGCCATTGAAAACGCATACGTTGCCGTTAATCTTGTCCAAGTTGTCGCAGTCGAAACAGCGGTTTTTGTTTAAAAACTCTTCTGCCTCAAGTCGCACGCGCAAGGCTTCTAAGTATTGTTCTTTGTCAGTCATTTAAAAATCCTCTGTCTGTTCAAGTGCCATCGTCTCGATAAATTCAACCACTTCAGGAGATAGCATTTCAGCAATATCAACGCCATTGAGTTTCGCAGTCATCAAAATGCAGTACGCTGGTTCGTGAGGTTCCATTTGTAATCCGTCTTCATAACTTCCACGGCATTCCTCGTTGTATTCAAGCTCGCATTCAAGCTCGCCACCATCGAAAATATAGGTATAGTTCAAAGCATCATCTCCAGTTGATTTGCTGCGTTTGTCAATGCTGTAGCCATGTCTCGTGCTTGCTGTGGCGTCATTGAGTGCTGAAAGTGCATTGAACCTGCTTTTTGGCTAATTCCGACGATCTTACCAATTAACGGGGCAGGATGAATGTGAGTTGTAATTGTCACAAAGTCTGCATTTGTGAAGTTTGGGATTTGTACGTTTTCCATTTTTAGTCTTTCGTGTTGTTGATGCTGCTAGTGTAGCACATATCTAAAGATATGAGCTACATTTGTTTAAAAATTTTCATTACGTAACCAATCTGCCATCAGCAAAGCCTCCGCCCGTCCGTGGTGCTTAACCAGCTTTAACGGGGCTGTAGGCCACTTGGAGCGGGCTAGTTCTAGGCTGGATTTCTTATCCTTACCGATTAATCCGTGGTGCTTTTTCCACTTTTGAGGGGTGACAAATTCGTAAGGATAGAGCAATAGATCGACCACCGTCTCAATGCAGCCCGTCGCCCGCATGAACTTTCCAGTGCTGGACATTCCCTGTCCTGGCCGCACGAAAACGCTTTCAATCACGAATTCAACATTAAACCCAGTGCGTCGAATGATATCTTGCAGGGCTATTTTTAACACCCGTGGCAAGATTCTTTCACCGTTGCTTTCAATGTCAAAACAGTGGATGTACTCTCCATTGTGGTCAATCGCGCCAATGGCTCCGGTATTAAGTCCGGGGTCGCAGCCTATGTAAATAGTCACTCCTCACCTCGCATAACGGCTTCAATTCGGGATAGTTTGATCTTGCAATCAACTAGCTCGTAAAGCACATGTCCATAGGCGTCAAACGCTTTTGCTGATTTTTCTTTTTCAGCCTCCAACTGCGCTTTCAGCGTGTCAAGTTGCAGTTTTTCTTTTTTGGTCATCATTCTGTTTTACTCCAAACTCTATCAATTACGTTATAAAATTTACCGTTTTTCTTGTGGCTTATCATGCTTGGTGGCTTCCCGTTGGTAAGGTCAAAGGCGCATTTATCTAGGTCTTCGCATACCGTTACGCCCGCCCGCTTTGCCATGTCTGCAACCGTTTGCTTTGCTTTTATCCCAGCATAGTTGGTGTGGTTTACGGCGTGATATTCCACAATCGCAGGGTTTGACAATCCACCATAATAACGGACTTGCAGCATGTCTAGGCCACTGGTTCGGCTTGTATGCTTTTTCCATGCCCAGCTTGTTACCTGCATTTCGGTTGGCTCGATGCCCATGATGTCCTCGTGCCTCAAATATACTTCTTTCGGCTTTTCCTCGGGTGGCGGGAACTGGTGGCCGCACGCATCGCATTGTCTTACGCTTGCGTGACATAGCTCGTCACAGTTGGGGCAGGTTTTCGTGGGTGCTATTCCTGAGCCTTTACCTCCGCGCTTTGGTGGCGTTATCTGGGTTATGGGGCCGTGAGTGGCTACGTTTCCAGCGAAGTCTAAAACCATGCAATCGACTTTACCTTCGTGGATTCGCAAACCACGACCCGCCATTTGGTAATAGAGTCCAGGTGATAGGGTTGGACGTAGAAACACAATGCAGTCAATACATGGTGCATCAAAACCAGTGGTCAAAATCCCCATGTTGGTGACTGCCTGAATTTTCCCGGCTTTGAAGTCTTTTAGAATCCTGTCACGTTCTGCGCTTGGTGTATTGCCAGTAACTGATTCTGCCGTTATTCCATGTTCTCGCAGCATGTCTCTCACGTCTTCGCTGTGCTGTACCCCGGCACAAAACACAATCCAGCTTTTACGGTCTTTTGCGCGCTCTATCGTCTCTAAAACGGCCTTGACGTTGTTGTCGCTCGTGTTCATGGCAGCTTCTAGAGATCGTCCTATAAACTCGCCGCCTGACTTTTTCACGCCTTCGGTTGATAGCGTCATTGATGTGTGTTTGCTTCTCAATGGTGCAAGGTAGCCACTCTCGATTAGTTCCAGAATTGAAACGGGTTCAATCAAGTCTGAAAAAATAACCTCGTCGCCTTCGTGAATCATTCCGTGTCCTAAACGGTACGGGCTTGCCGTCAAACCAATAACCCGCATATCCGGGTTAATCTCTAACAGGTCAGCGATTAAACGGCGATAGGTGCCGTTTTCCGTCGGACTGATTGAATGGCATTCGTCAACAATTAAAAGGTCAATATGGCCTATTTGCTTGCCTCGTTTGGCTACGCTTTGCACGCCTGCGAATACGATAGGCTCAGTTAAGCAATACCGTTTCAGGCTTGCAGAATAGATACCCATTGGCGCATTAGGCCAGTGCTGGCGCATTTTTTCAGAGTTTTGCGAGATTAATTCTCTGGCGTGGGTCAACATCAAAACACGTGTTCCCGGCCATGATTGAACTGCGTCCTTGACTAGTGCGGCGATGATGTGGCTTTTACCTGCGCCAGTTGGCAGGACTAAACAAGGGTTCCCAGCGTTACCTGCTGAAAACCACTCGTAGAGCATATCAATGCTCCGTTGCTGATAATCACGCAGCTTCATTACTTATTCTCAGTGAAATTGAAGCAATCCTAATCTCCTCCTCTTTTGTTTTTTCATCAAACCAAGCCTGCGCTCCGCCAATTGATTTTGCGTATTCAATACCCGGCATGTTTCCAGGTCCTATCAACGTGTTATAAATCCAAGACATTCCAGCACGACTACCCTCAATTTCTGCGTCAATCACTGCCGATTGCATCGCAAGAATGTGGTTATGCAGTGCCGAACTGAATGCCACAGCACGGCGCTCGCTTTTTGCAGCATCTTTTTTCAATTCCTCAATCTCTTCATGTGCATGTTTCAGCAACATTTTGAATTTATTTAGTTCTGTATTCATTTAACAACCCTCGCATCAAACTCACTAAACTTCTCACGCACTCCAGACGCGCACGCCTTCCAATTAGCGACAATCTCGCGGCTTAAATATCCTTCTGGTGCATTGTGTATAGGGCCTTCTTTGGTTAGCCAGATAACTCCATTGTTGGTGCCTTCCATTTCCCAATTGGGCGTCATATCCGGGTGCAAAATATGGTTATCACAACCTGCAAGTTGTGCATTCAAGTCTGGTATTGTCATTTCCCAATGAGCGCATTCCCATGTGACATCTTCCATTGCGGTGCTAAAGCAACACGTTCTACAGTTCACTTCTTTGGTGAGTTTTTCACCAAAACAAAGATCCCGCGCTGCGCAAAACTTGCATTCAAACCACGACGAATCCGTGCTTATTCCAGCCGGTGCCCGGTCTGCTTTAACGATACGATGGCCGCGTTTAATGGCCTTTTCGGCCACGTCAGCGTTAAATGGCACTTGCTCTATGTATAGCTCGTCATTGTCCTTGCATACCATCACAAACAAGGCATGATTTATCTGTTTGCCACTCATATAAAGGTGGACTTGGCTCCAGTATGTCGGGTTGGCCTTTTGCAAACCGTCTTTTTGCATGGCCTTAAACTTCTTTAGGCTGGCCGTCTTAATCTCTAAGATGTGTTTTTCTTTGGAGTTACCCGGCACGCCTGACTCAATAATGCCATCAATCGAACCTGATACATGGCAACCAAAGTCAACCCGGCTTTGATTCGTGCCAGTGCTGACAATTTTCATTCCAATGTTTTGCAGGTCTGAAACTACCGTACGCTCCTCTAGCTGGCCACGGCGAAACAAGCGCAGGATTCGACCGGGGAACTTTTCAATCACGGCAAATCTGAATGAATACCATAAGTAGCGGTCACACGCATGGCCTAGTTGTGAGCATCCCATGTGGCCGCGTGGGCCTTCTTGGTTTGCTTCGTGGTGAGCGTCGATAAGCTCTTGAATGTCTTGTGACATTGTTTGTCCTTTTTGTTGATGGTAAAAAACCGCTGATTAGGCGGGTTGTTAATGTTACTCTGTTTCTACGTCTAACACGTCAAAAAGTGAAGGCATTGAAAACTCTTTTTCTGCTGACTTTAGGTAGTGAACTTGGTCAACAAAATAGGCTGCGTTCAGTTCGCTGCCTCCTCCAGTACGTCCTTTCAGAATGGCGCGATATGGCACAGTTCCAAGTCCGCAGAATGGGTCATAAACCTTATCTCCTTTGTTGCTGTATCGCTCGATCAAGCGGTCAACAATGTCAAACTGCAAAGGGCAAATATGTTTTTCAGTGTTGCGTTTTGATTGATCACCGTTAAGCGTCAACATTCGCAGAATGTCATGCCAAACGCCTTCATCATTTGAACCTGGTGCTAGGCTCATAAATTTAGATGGCAATGATCCGCGCGCTTCTAGCTCTTCGCCAATTTTGACGTGGAAATCATAGTCATAGATTGTGTTCAAGCTATATTTGGTAAACATGCTTGCCAACTTATCAGGGCCAAGTTGCGCCATTTCCTCACTGGTAATGCTGCGGTTTCCACTGGAGCGCCAGAATGCGTGAGCGTCAACTTGCCAATGTGCCCGCGTGTAATCCGCTTTTGACTTCATCACTGGCAGGTCAGCATATCCACGGCTACGGTCGGTTTGCGGCTTGCGAAACAAAACGATGTACTCTGGTGAACCAACTCCCATTTTGGTGCCATCCTTGCATTGCTCTGACCATCCTAGTCGGTAGGTTCCGTTATTCTCGCGCACAACGTCAGTTACCACGGTAATCATGCCAAGGTAATCGAAGCCGTGTTTAATGCCGTGCATGATTGTTTCGCAATGAAACGGGCTTGATGTTGGCACGCCGGTTCCGGTAGCATTGCCAAACAAGATTCGGTCTTTGACGTGGCAACAATACAAGCGACCCGGATGCAACATGCGTAACAGTTCAGGCGTCAGGTAGTCCATTTGCTTCCAGAACTGGTCATTATCTTCAGTGTGGCCGAAGTCGTTATATGACGGGCTGTATTCGTAGTGGTTCGCAAATGGAATGCTTGTCACCATCAGGCCGACGCTGTTATCAGGTTGCAGCTTCGCTTCTTCTACGCAGTCATTATTTGCGACTTCGAACTTGTCTCCAGTTACTACGATGCGTTTTGAGCCAATTGAACGAGCCAAAACGTCTTGCATTGCAAGTTGATTCAGGCCGTATTGTTTAATAATTTTTGTCATATTCTCTACCATAACTTCGTGGTTTGCCCACTTTGCTTGTAATGTGCGCAAAACTTCGCGCTCGGCTTCGCTGTAAATGATGTCAATTCGAACTTTGTGCGGCTGTTGAAATCGTTGGATTCGGTGGCATGCTTGGATGAAGTCGTTAAACTTAAAACCGATACCCGCGAAAATAGCTCGGTGGCAATGGCGTTGAAAATTACAACCTGACCCTGCAATGATTGGTTTTGTTGACAGAATCCTATATCCACCGTTTCCAAAGTCAACGATACGTTGTTCACGTAGATCGAGGTCTTGGCTGCCCCAAACACTAACGGTTTCAGGTATCGCTTTTTGAATTGAATGGCGCTCTTGCTCCAAGTCGTGCCAAATTACAAAATGATCTTCTGGTGATAAATCGACAATCTCTTTTGCCTTGGCAACCCGTGAACACATGCTGTCGCGTTTTTCACTTGCAGCTTGTGACAATCCTAGCGCTGGATTCTGAAACATCAGATTTTGACCATCACGGTCAGCCCCTGCCATTGTGTAGTCGGTTGGCACTTCGTGGTAAACTACTTCCATTTCCGGCAGGTCGTAACCATCATCAGAGTAGCCTAGATCACTTGGCTTTTGAATGAATACCGCCCAGCTTGATACCCATAACCAGAACTCCTGTTCTTTGTGCGGGTACAGTGTCAGGTTATTAGCTTGTGTGCTATCACGCTGGAAAAACCGAGTAAGAGCTTGGCCGGTATCCATAATGCCCAAAAACCCGGCGTAATGAATCAACTCTTTAAAGCGATTCGGTGAAGGTGTCGCCGTGTTTACAAGTTTGAACTTAACCTTTGCGAAGATTGGCAAAAACTCTTGATAGGTCTTGCTGCCATAACTACGCAAAACACTAGCTTCGTCAAGACTTACGGCGGTGAAGTGAGACGGGTCAAGTTTACCGTCCCGCGCTGATTCGTAGTTGGTGATGTAAAAGTGGTGATCTGGCGTCATCTCTTCCATGCGCCTGATAAAGCGCAGTTCTACGCCTACCATTGCAGCATCTCTGATAAGTTCTTGACGGACTCCAAGCGGGCAAATAATCAATCCATCTCCACCTGCTGAATTGATAATCTGGCGAAGCCATTCACATTGCATAACCGACTTACCAAGTCCGAACTTAGCGAAGATAGCACGATTTCCACCTTGCACAGCCCATTGGCAAATATCGCGCTGGTGTGGGTACAAAATTGGATGCAGGTTATTAGGTTCAATGGTGTAACCACTGAAATTCGCCATCTTTATCTTCTGGCGTAGGAAATCATCGTAACTCATAACAATCCTTTTTGTTGTTGAAAAAACCCACCTAAGCGGGTTTCTTATTGTAGCTCAAAATCAGCGTTTTGCCCAAGGAGGTGATTTACTTGCAGGTGCTGGAGTTGCCTGTCGTTGTGGTGCTGGCGATGGCTGACGTTGTGCAGGTGATTGTGTTCCACCCGTCAATGGCTTGTACGCTTGCACATTGTTGCCCGCCTTGTATTCGCCTTGTGCTTCTTTAACCACTAACTTGACAATCATTTGACCACCCAAAAGCTGGTCTGTATCCTCAAAAGTGGCCGCCGCAATTCCGAGAATGCGCAGAATGTCACCCAGTTGACCACGGCCAATAGCCTCGGCTTTTTGGCTTGGGTTTTGAATGTTGAGCATCGAAAAAACAACGCGCCCCATGTTCGTTGGGCCGTCAACAATCATTTTCAGATTGATGTATGTACCGTCTCCCGCCTTGGTTTGCTTCAGATCAGCGCCGTCGATAGTGACGCTATATTCCCCGGCTGGAAGTGGTGAAAAGTCACCGTCGCCAGTTGATGCCAAGTCTTCGTCCGTGAAACTCATTCCGATATGTGCCATGTTGTTTATTCCTTGTTAACAGTAGTGATTGAAAATGATGGCCGTGAAGCCGTGGTGGTGATTGCTTTTGAAAGCTGTTGCGTTACTTCTTTTGGTGCATTTTTCCATGCAGTCAGATTGATGTCAGGTTTCCAGCGAAACAACTGCCCAAGGTATGCGCCAATGTCGTTTTCGCTTGCGATTTCCTGAACCAGATCAGCGTCAACCTTGCGATTTAAGCGGGTTGTCACCTTGACCGTAAAGTCGTCTAGTTTAGTCGTTTGCACGGCGTCTAGACGGTCGTCAACCTTCAGTGCTTCGCTTAGTTGGTCTTCAATTGATCGGCGTCGTTCTTGCGCTTCGTGTTCGTCAGACTTGGCTTTTAGCCATTGTTTTGAGAGTTCTGATGTGTTCATTTTCTAGCCTCTAGCATGGAGTCAGCCATTTCATATGAGCATTCAGACACTAGTTGATTAGCAGTTACCTGTGAATTGCATGAACGTACAAATGAATCCCAATGTGCCGTGATATGTGCTTGCATTGCCTTCGCTGCAAAGTAGTCTCTCAAATCAGGACCCGCATGGCCTGATGTACTCATATCACCGATACGAACTTGGTTTGTTGACGGAAACGCTGGCCCGCCTGTTTCAATATTGCTCATACAACCGCCTTAATCATTGCATCATTAAAAGAATTCCAATTCAGAGAAAAGCTATCTGGCAAGCTGTATCTGTTCTTTGCCAAGTACGCGGGCTTCTCTTGAGTAAAGATCATGCGTTCACCATTTGAAATTGCCCGTCCGCGCTCTTTATTGAAGCCTAAGTCTTCCTTTTTAACCACTGTTTTATAGTTGGCAAAGAAAACACAATCTGCCCATTCTTGAATGATGGCACTTGAACGGGTTTGAAGCTTTGGTTGATAGCGGTCGTAGCTGTCTACCTCGGGACTATCGAAACGCTTAATCTCACTGTGACCAATGAGAATGACGTTCATGCCTTTATCATTTCTCAGAGCATTAAACCCGTCCAAAATGTCGCGCCACTTGTTCGCCAGATACATTGCCGCCCGTCCATAAGCAAGCTCTTTAGCGTCATGCTCGGCTTCAATCTCGCTGTTTAGCAAGTTCTCTAGCCAATCTACTGTATCTAGTGCAACGGTCTGGTATTCATGCTCTTCTGTATAAAGCGTCTGAATCATTTCCATCACGTCAGCGCTACTGGTGGCAATTGGAAAATGCGCCACGTCCAATGCGTCTAGGCCGTCTTCAGCACAAATGAAGATCGGGTTTGGTGCCTGGCTGGCGAAGGTTGATTTACCAATGCCATGCGTAGAGTAGAGGAAAATGCGAGGAGGGCGAAGGTTTTTACCCTTCTTGATAGAGCTAAGGTCGATTGCCATGATGATTCCTATCTGTTGAATTAGCCACCGTCTGACGGTCAGTTCGTGGCATGGTCTAAGTGTAGCGCAATTACTATGTATTTTTCCACACGCTTGTAATATTTTTTGCAGAATTTGCGATTGTCATCACTTTTTCTTTTTGTGCTTCACGTTTCAGTCGCTCAGCTTTATAGTCTCGCTTATGCTTTGGCATTTCACCGTCAAAGATCGTCTCTACTGTGACGTATCGCTGGTAACAGCAATTGCACAGCCTTACTCTGTAGATCGTCGTTGGACTGTCGCGCCTGGTTTCAATAACGCAGGATTGGGCGTTGTGGTTGCAGGTCATGGAATAACCGGGAAAAAGGCGTTAATCGTCACTTGTGCGACTACTCGCAATTGCTCTAAAACCTGTTGCGCAATAGCTCGGTGTTCCTTTTGGGTTGACGGGTCAAGTCGAGATTGCAGATAGTGAATCCAACTACGAAGCGTGCCACTCATATACATTCGGCTAGTCGTCAATCCTTCTGGTAGTAGTGCGCGGGCTTGTTCTTTAGCGATGCCTGACTTGATGGCCATGTCGTAAGCACGTTCTGATGACTCTAAAATGCTTATCTGAACTTCATCCCACCATCGCTGCACACCTTCATTTTCAAAAGGCTTTAGTTCGATTGAGTTCTGCCGGTTAACCAAGTCTTGTAAGCGGCATTCGCGCAATGGTGCGTCAGGTAGGTCGTTCGTGTTTGCGTAGCGTTGGCTAAACTCTTGAAATGAAAAGCTACGATGACGCAAAATTTGACGGCCAATATCACGGGTCGTAGTGATTTCAATGCACGCACTCGCCATTTCAAATGGGCTTACATGATTGTGTTGCATCATGTATTTAAGCAAACCAGTGATTGATTCGTTGTCTTGATTGGCAGGGTTTGACACCCGTGCAATGTAGGCGATAAGTTTATCAGCTTCGGGCGTTGCCCAGATTAATTTTGTGTTCATTTCATTTCCTTAATGTGTTCTGCAAGTCCGTAATAACGTTTATCTTCAAGATATTTTGCAGCCTCTTCAAGCGCTTGCTTACGGGACAAGTGCCAAGCTTTTTCAATCCATGCAAGTACTATTGAAGGCATCGGACCCGCTTCTATAACTGATAGGCGCGTTATTGGCGTGCCAAGAAAATCATGGTCAATGGCAGTTGCTAAAAACAGCTCAAACTCTTTTCTATCCGTCATGTTGATTCTCCAATAATTTCAAATTCAATCCCGCA